ATAGCCGAAACTCCAACTCCGTACCAGGAAAGCGATTTGTTCGAGTTGCAATTTAGGCAGAGTGCCGACGTGATGTGGATAGTTCATCCCGATTACGCACCGAGGAAATTAACCAGAACTACCACTACTTCGTTTGATTTGTCAATTATAAGTTTTACCAAAGGGCCATTTCTTCCGAGAAACGACCTTGAAAATAACGATGATGTTACCATAACTCCAAGTAGCACAGGAGATGATTCTGCTAATTTCGCAGCTTCGATTGAGGATGGTGTTGCTGTTGAATCTGGTGCTTCAGGTACGGCCTCCGGTACTGTTGCTGAAACTAACGATGGAGATACTACGACTTTCCGAAAGCGCCGAGGACACAATACTAAACGTGAATTTCGCACTTGGTGGAGTGCAACCTCGGCGATGACAATTACAATAACCTTTGATGTTACAGTTGTAAGACTTGATGAAGTCAAATATTGGATAGGTTGGTTTAATAACGGTACGGTGACAAGAACTGTTTCTGTCCAGATTAAACAAGGTGCTGTCTGGACAGAAATAGGTACATCTACAAATAATAAAGTTGGTATCCTTGGCCCCTGGACTGATGTTACTGCTGTCAGAATAACTTTAACTAATAAAAGTTACTGGGTAGGTAGTAATGCCTTTGCTGATTGTATAGTTTATGAATTAGAGTCTTGGGGTACACAGGATGTCAATACTACTTATAAAAAAGTAACTTTAATCGCTTCGGCGCCAGTGTTTAATTCAGCGCATATATCCGCGCCAGGGGCACTATTCAAGATAACTCACGCGCGGGCTACGACCGAGACTTCTGGCTCATCCGCCCATCCGACTACCGGAGTTATAAGTTCGCCTATAGATGTTAAAGGTACATTTTCGTTTAATACTCACGGGACTTGGGATATGACGGTCAAGTTGGAAAGAAACGAAAACTCCGAAGGCTGGGAAACGTTTAGGACGTTCATTTCCAATAGTGATAGGAACATTCAATTTACAGGAAATGAAGAATTCAATAATGTTCAATATAGAGTAAGTGTAACTTCTTCTACGAGTGGTACATTAAATGTCGATTTAACGGTAAATAATTCAACTGAAAGCGGAATATGTAGAATAAATACTTTTGTTAATTCTATGGAAGTAACGGCTACTATTTTAACTAATTTTGCCTCTACCGATGCTTCCAAGAGATGGTCTGAGGGTGCTTGGAGTGCTTTCAGAGGTTATCCAACAGCGTTTACCTTCTTTAGTAGTAGGTCTGTATATGCCGGAACTTCCAAACAGCCCCAGACAGTATGGTTAAGTGAAGTAGATGATTTCGAGGATTTCGAGGAAGGGATAAACGATAGTGATTCATTTTCTCTTACGATGTCTTCAGATAATATGAATGCTATCAGGTGGTTATCTGCTTTAGATGCGCTTCTTTTGGGTACGATAGGCGGTGAATGGCGGATAAGGGCGACCGCTATTGACGAGGCGTTGACTCCTACTAATTTCGACGAGAGGCAGCAGACTTCTTATGGTAGTAAAAAGCTCCAACCTATTCCTGTCGGTGACGCTATTTTGTTCGTGGACTTCGTAGGTCGCAAGATAAGGGAAATGACGTTCCTCGATGAGAAGCAGAAGTATGTAGCTCCTGATTTGAGTGCATTGGCGGAGCATATCACATTGACGGGAATTACCAGTTTGGATTACCAGAGAAATCCCGATGCGATTGTATGGTCAACACTTACTAACGGTAATTTATTGTCAATGTCCTATGAAAGAGACCAGGACGTTATCGCCTGGTCTGTCCATCCGTTAGGTGGAACTTCCGCCAAGGCCGAGTCCGTAGCGGTGATACCAGGAACAACCGAAGATGAGATTTGGCTCAGTACCTCAAGAACGGTGGACGGTTCTACCGTGAGGCAAATCGAGCGAATGAAACCGAGGGTAGGCGTTGACTTCGAGGATTCGTTCTTTGTGGATTCAGGTTTGATATTTGACGGTGGCGACCCTATTGTAATTACCAACGTTACCCAGGCCAATCCAGGGGTAGTAAGTTTCGATAATACCAATAGCGACGGCAGCCAAAGATTGAAAGATGGCGACCAGATTTACATTACCGGCGTTTTGGGAATGACAGAGTTGAATGGTAATTTCTATACGTTAGGAAATACAACTAAAACAAGTACGGAACTAAGGACTTTTGTTGAGATTAGTTCGTCTCCGAGCAGTTCACCGAGCGCGAGTATAAGTAGCTCTCCAAGTTCTTCTGTAAGTGCGAGCGCAAGTGTATGACTTTTTTATTCGGACAACCAGTGATAGATACAAAACCAGTAATAAAATCTGAAACGGTTATTAGAAAACCGTTATCAAACAAAGAAAAAGAAATGTTATCAAGAATTTTAGGCGGTCGTTACAACAGTGGATTTTTAAGAGATATGCAGGCTGAAGTAGCATACCAGAAATTCCTGAAAGAAGAGAATAAGAAATGACAGTACCAAGTTTTCAAAGTTTTACAGAAGCCAAAGGCTCTCTTAATGTAAATGTTACTATAAATAAACCTGCCGGAGTGGTTGAAAACGATTTAATGGTAGCGGTCATTTCTGTCGAGAGGGATAATATAATAACGCTTCCTTCCGGCTGGACTGAAATACAGAGCGATAACACAGTAGCAATAAGTATTTCAATATCCTATAAGATAGCTGGTGCAAGCGAAGGTGCTGATTATACATTTAGTTGGTCTAATCAAAGAGGTGTTTATGGTTTCATAATGCGGATTACCAACTATGATACCAGTACGCCTATAAATATCAGTGGTTTAGGAGTAGGTACTTCTGCATCTCCTACTTGTCCTTCTGTTACAACAACGAAAGATGATTGTTTGATTTTAAGGATATTCGGTGCTGATGGTCACGAAATAACAGTAGATGGTGGCGAACCTGCTGGTACAACCGTTATTACTGTGGATAAAAATGTAGATGATTTTCCTCAGACGATAGTTTCTGGTGGCGCCGCTTATGAATCACAAGTAACAACAGGTGCAACGGGAACGGCAGCGTTTTCTTTAACAGGCTCAGAAGAATGGATAGCCGTATCAGTAGCAATTCAACCGGCAAGTGCAGTAAGTTCTTCGATAAGTTCCAGTCCAAGTGCAAGTATTTCTGCTTCGCTTTCGAGAACGCCTTCGGCTTCGATTAGCTCTTCGATTTCATCTTCGATTTCTTCCAGTCCGTCTGGAACGCCTTCGTCAAGTCCTTCCAGTTCGATTTCGTCAAGTCCATCAAGTTCGATTTCGGCTTCTGCAAGTAATACACCTTCGGCCAGTATCTCGTCTTCGATAAGCGCAAGTCCAAGTACGAGTATCTCGGCTTCGCCATCGTCAAGTATATCGGCTTCGCTAAGTAATACTCCATCAGCGAGTATCTCATCAAGTCCATCCGCAAGTGCTTCAAGGACACCTTCGGCATCGCCATCATCTTCGATTTCAAGTTCGCCATCTTCGAGTATATCCGCAAGTCTGTCAAGAACGCCATCCGCTTCGATATCAGCTTCACCATCCGGAACGCCTTCAACTTCGATAAGTTCAAGTCCTTCGGCTTCTGCAAGCATAACGCCATCGGCTTCTCTAAGTTCAAGTCCTTCTGCCACGCCTACGGGAAGCCCATCATCAAGTCCATCGGCTTCTCCAAGCTCTTCAGGAGACGAATTAGATACGTCCGGTTTTGGTGCTTATATCTCCGATGGGTCAACACAGCACGTTGAGAATACCTTCGTCAGTTTATCTCACTTGGAAGGTGAAACCGTAAAGATAATGGGTACGGACGTAAATGATGTAACAATAGCTTATGATGATGAGACTGTTTCCGGTGGGATAATTACCCTTATGGTATTGAGTCCCCACGCTCATAATTTCGTAAGGAAAGCGATTGTAGGACTTTCCTTTAGGTTTACTCTAAGTCCGATGAGACTTGATATTACCGGAGCGGGCGGTACTTCTCACGGGAGTATCGGCCATATTGCAGAGATAGTAATTTCCTTCTTGAATACGTTAAATGCCAAGTATGGCAGTTCACTTGACGATTTGAAAGATATTGACTGGGATTCGACAACTTCATTGAATACAGGAGATATAAAAGTTTCGTTTGACGGCGGTTATTCCATAGACGATAGGATTTACATTTCAGGCAATGATGTGTTCGCGTGCACGGTGCGGGCGATTATTCCGAGAAAGGACAAAACAGGACGTTAGTATGAATAATTCTATGACATTTTTTGCAAGTTGGAAGTACATACAAGGGCTTACTATAGTCCGGATGATGATATTCTTCAGCTTGTTTAGGACAATAATGACATTGCAAAGTATTGGGATGAGGCAATTTATTATCTCTAACAGCGTGGCTGATAGAACGATTGGCTTTCCATTTTTCGGGATTTTTAATGTAGGAAAGTTTATTTTTTCTTTTCAACATTGCTTTCCCTTTTTCGCTTTGTTGATATTTTTTATTTGCAACTTTAGCTTTTTTACTTTGGTGATATCGCTTTTGAATAGTTTTATATTCTTTGGTTTGCCAATGTTCTTTTGTGCAATTTATGCAGTAAACTTGGCAACCATTTCTTCTATTATGAGATTTGTAAAATCTCGACAGCGATTTAGTTTCTTTGCAACGAGGACATTGTTTTGTTATGATTTCGGTAGCCATTTTTGTCTCCTTATTAGACGATTATGGTCAGAGCCGGTTGCAGGATACACCACCTGTGGTCGGCTTGTTTATTATAAGGCACAACGATAATATGTCAATAGAAATACGAGATTTGAAAGATGGAGATTTGGAGCAAGTAAGAGCAAATCCCCTCGAAGACGCGGTCAAATGCTACCCTGACTTGCCGATAGACCCAAGGGCTTCTTATACAGCCTTGTGGGACGATGTAATTGTAGCTTGTGGCGGTGCGGTTATGATGTGGAAAGGGGTATGGGAGTTCTGGTTGATTTTGACTAAAGACTCCAAGCTGGATGGCGCTCATAGTATCGTAGCTCTTGAAGCTATAAGAAGAAAGATAGACGAAATTATCGAAGAGAATAACATAGTTCGCGCCCAGGCGGTAGTTCGACTTGACTTTCCAAGAGGGATAAGAATGTTAGAAGCGTTAGGATTTCAAGCGGAAGGGTATATGAGAAAATATACACCAGATTTTTGTGATGTTTATAGATATGCGAGGATTAAATAATGGCTCCATTAACAGCTTTAGGCCAGGTTTTTGAGGGACGTGCGGCCAAAGCCGAAGGTAAAAGCGCCCAGAATGTTGAAAACTACAATGCCGCCGTGGCTGAAAGCGAAGCTAAAGCCATTGAGACCACCGCAAAGTTTGAGGGAATACGCCAAGTTAGAGAAGCGGCAAGGATTCAAAGTGCTTTACGAGCAAGCCTTGGCGTGTCAGGCGTAAGGACTGATATAGGCGCTCCTGTGCTATTAGCTGAGGAGCAAGCCGCCGAATCTGAGCTTGCAGGATTCTTAATAGGCGCCGAAGCCCGTGCAAGGGCAGGCAGGGCAAGGTCTGAAGCTACACTGGCCAGATTACAAGGGAAGTTATTTATGGAAAGAGGCAGGAATATAAGGACGGCTAAGTTTATACAAGCTGGCGGAACATTATTGACAGGATTTGGTGGCGGAGGTGGTGGAACTGTTGGTACTCCGGCATCGACTTTGCCAGGTACACAATCTTCAGTAAGAGCAGGAGTATCACCGAGGCGATAATTATGGCTAAATTTCCGATTATCAGAGCAGGAGGAACATTACCAGGAATCGCACCTGCAGCGCGAGCTGATATAGACGTAAGGACAGGTGCAAGAGAATTAGCAGAGGGTATATCCGCTTTAGGCGAAGCGGTACAAAAATACGAACTGATGCAGGCCAGTACCCAGCTCAGTGAGTTCAAAAGGAAAGTGAGGGAAGAGCATAATCGCCTTGCTTTGTCTTATGACGGCAATTTAGACCCTACTACTTTTAAGTCTGAGTACGAAAAATCTTTACAAGTAAGACGGGGACTTATTCCCAAGAACAGGTTCGCTGCCCAAGAAGCCCGATTATGGTTAAATGACAGGATGCCTGTCTGGGAAATGGGAGTGGAAAAGTCCCGACAGTTAAGGATTGAAAAGAATTTCAGTGATGAAGGTGCTTTTCTCGAAGTTGAAGCTGTACGTACAGGAGATTTTACCAAGTATTTTCAACATCTTGAAGTAGGAAGACGTCCCCCATTAAATTTTTATGGTAAAGGAGAAGTGGCAAAGCGGAAACAGAATATAATAGAAAGTAGAGAGCGTTTTATCAGGGCTGAAGAAGCAAAACGCAAGGTCGATGCAAAAGAACAGCGCGCCCAATACGTCGAACAAGTAGAACAAGATTTTCTTATTAAACTCAGGGACACTTCACTTTCGGAAAATGACGTAATGGATTCTGATTTGGATGTTGATGAAAAACGAGAATGGCTGGGCTATATAGAAAAACAACGGGAAAGAATACTCAGTGGTGCGGATATTATAACCGACCAATCAAGGAAGCACGAGTTATTGGATATGGCTGCTGCTATAAATTGGCCTGAACGTCAAGTTACGGCTCAAGAAGTAAATAAACTCGCACGAGAAGGCAGATATGGAGCACCAGCCAATCTTGATGACATAGCTTATGACGAGATAAGAGATGCAATACGTAGCGCAGAAAAGGACAAGATACCATTTACCCAGAAATTCATTGAGACAATTATTGGTGAACTTATAACTGGCGCGCCGAGTAGTGTGCTTGGACTTCCCTTGCCTACTCTTAGGACACGCGAAGATTCTATCAGACACGCTACTAACGCTTTTGGTCGTTTCGTCAGTCGCATTCCAGGCGTTATGGATACTATCAATGCCAAATTTCCACCGGAAAAACGTGAATCTACACCAGAAGAACCAAAAGGTACTCCAGCGTATGACTTTGATGGTGAACTAATTGGTGGATACAATCCAAATGGTAGTATTACATTGAATAGTGAAGGAGTGCGTCGTTTGTATGAGCTTGCTGGAAGAGATATGAAAAAGACTCGGCAAATGGCTGAGCAAAATCGGTATATCATACCTAATATAAAGGAATAGTAATGCCGGATTTATTAGATTCAATTGCTACAGAACGAGACTTGTTAGATAACATTGTCGATGAGCCTATTGACCCGTCTGAACCACCACTATATCCACGGCCAAAAGAGAAAGTGTTAGTGAGTAAGGAAATAACTGATAAATATCTTGGCTTGTTCAAAAAAGGTATATGGTCAGGTCTTGGAATTATAGCTTGGCCATTTGAGCGAATTGAATATACTCTCGCAACGCCTTTAACGAAAGCTCTTGAAGAAAGAAAGAAAACCTTAGCCGAACAAGGTATTGATAAAGGGTTTGGAATTATTCAGCCAAGGCTTCTTCGGCCAGACGACCTTTTAAGAGAGAGTCAGGAAGTAGTTAAAACTCTTGGTTTGGTTGGAAAAGCTTGGATACCTGGAAAGGAAAAACCAGAGGGACTCAAGACTTTCAATGATTTCTTTGGTAGTTATTATGAGGCTTTAACGGACGAGCCTGCGCCGGAATGGTATAAAACAATATCTGGTGGCGGCGCATCAATTCTTGTAACGCCTTATTTGTTTGGAAAAATGCTAAGGGGTATTATGGCGGGGGCAAAAGCAACAGGAATTCCACAAACAATTGCCGCTCGCCGCCTTCCTGCTTGGCAGCAGATGAAAAAGTTAGCAAGGCTTGAGACGGGAGCAAGGATTACTGACGCAAAAGACTTAGGTAAGTCTCTTGGCAATAAAGAGATTCGTAAGTTAGCAAAAGCCTTGAGTGAAAAAACAGGACGAAATATAACGCCCCGTGCCGTCAAGCTTCGACTTACCCAAATAATTAAAGGAGGAATTACTACTCAGCCGGACTTAGCAGCAAAGGCAAATCCTGTGATTGAAGAATTTGCACGGATGTCGGGCGAGCTTAAAAAACTTGGTATATTACCTGAATATACATACCTGACGAAATTGCCTAAGAAAAGAGTGGCGGGACTTTTGAAACAAAGGGCGCAATTGCAAAAGCAGCTTACTGGATTAGAGAAAGTTCCGTTCCAAGAATCGTTGCAAAAAGCCGCTGAAACCTTACGAGTAAAGGGTAAAATTCCGCTTGCAAATCGCGTTTTGCGCTTAGCGGAAAGTATCGAACGCGGAGATGTAAAATATATTAAGCAATTATCTAAACTATTAGATGTTAATGAAGCACAGTTATCGAAAATTAGGATAAAGGGACGAGAAGCAGTAGTTCAAAAATTATGGAAAATTATATCTGATATGAACCGCAAAGACCCTCGGCTATTAAATAGCCTTGAGAAGGTTCTTGATATAAAAACAACACAGCCTGGTCGTTTGAGTCGCTTGCTTAATACCTTTGAAAATGCCAGACAATCTGAGCGGGCTAAAATTCTAAAATCTATTAGCAAGGCCGTTGACAATCTTCTTGATATTGATATTGCGGGAATTGACTTAAACAAACTTGGGCCTTATACAGAGAGATTATTGAAGCTGAGAGAGGTAGAAGGTAGTCGGATAATTGATGAATTGCTTACTATTGGCGGGAAAATTGAAGGCTTAGAATTGGCTGGTCTTAAACCTTTATTAAAAAAGATTGGTTCAATGCGAAGGCGATTTCCTGGTAAGGCAAAAAAAACACAAGAGCTTACCGATAAAATTGCCAAAGTAAGCGAAAGCCTTCAGCAGCAATATCACCTTGGCGGAGAGGCATATTTTCCGCGTATGTTTTTATCGAAAGAAGAGCAAGCGGCAAGGGGGCTTCCGTTATTTGCAGAGCGGAGGGTCAGGGCGCAGTTTGCAAAGCAGAGAAAGAAACTACCGGAAGATGTACGCAAAGCAATGGGCGAAATTAAAGAGCCTGCTTTTCCTGTTATGAAACGTATGATTCAAGAGAGCAGTGCGATAGAAACAGCCAAGTTATTTGAGTTTGCTGCCAGTAATCCTAAGTGGGTTTCAAGTGAATGGATACCTGGCTTTGTAAAAACGGCCTTACCGGATACTAAGGCTTACGGCGCTCTTCGTGGCAAGTTCGTACATCCTACTATACACGGAGATGTTACAGCATTACTTAGAACAAAAAGTGAGATTGAAGCATTATATGATGCAGGTATAGGTGGTTGGAAACTTGGCAAAACCGTTTTGGCGCCATCTGTGCATTTCCGTAATATGTTCTCCAACAGTGTTCTTTTAGACCTCTCAGGTATGGATGCTATTCAACAAGTAAAATATATAGGCAAAGCTCTCAAGCACATTAAAGAAAATAGCGAGGAATATCGACAAGCTCGTAGATATTTTATGCGTACTACGATGATAAGAGGAGAACTTCTTGATGATATGCTAAAAGGCTTTAAGGAAGCAAAAGGTCAAGGTGCTTTGCGTACTCTTATCAATGGTTTTAATAAAGGAATAAGTAAGGTAGCTGCCAAGCCAGCAGAAGCATATCAAGCTGAAGAATTTATTGGCAAGTTTGTAAAGTATTTGGAACAACGAGAAAAAGGTAAATCTATTATAGAGGCTGTTCAAGAGGCGAATAAATGGCTTTTTGATTATTCGGATTTAGCAAATTGGGAAAAAAATATCGCACGGCGCATTATGCCTTTTTATACATTTCCAAGAAAAGCCCTCCCAAGAGTTCTTGAGGCCGTTGTTAATCGTCCTCTTGTTATTGCTAAGTATCCGATGCTTGCAAAGTCGCTTACTCAATATTCATTATACAAACTGGAATTAACGACAAAGGATTACGAGCAAATAGAAAGACTTCTTCCTGAATATATGAATCAAGGAAGCTATCTTTTGATGCCTTATCGAGACGCAAATGGCGACTTACGCTTTTTCGATTGGACTTGGAATGTTCCTTGGGGTGGTTTGTTTGAAGCAGAGCAAAGGGGGTTGATGAAGAGCGCCATTACAAATCCATTAGTTCAAATTACTTATGAAATAATGCAAAACAAATCATCTTGGACAGGTCGTAAAATCTATGATGATGCTATACCAGTTGATAAACAAACTCCTGCTTATAGAAAAGAACAGAACTTCAAAAAGATGTTGTATGTTTGGCAGGCACTTTCGCCGTCTATCGCCTACAAAGGAATATATTGGGACAAACTATATGGCGCGGCTACAGGCAAAAAAATACGTGGTAAGGATATGTTATTGCCTGAAGCAATCGCACACACAATATTCGGGGTAAGAACACAAGCTCTTGATGTAAGTGAGGCAAGACGATGGAAACTTCTTAGGATGGCCAAAGGTTTTGATGAGCTTCGTGGCAATATGGTGAAAGTCTTAATGCAAAAAGCAAATGGAGATATTACTGAAAAGGAATTTGACAAAAAATGGATAATATATACGGAACAACTTCAGAAATTTCATCTTGATTCCATTATAGAAGATGAAGATGCGCCAACAACCGAAGAGCTTTTGGGTGTTATGGAAGAACTGATGGAAAATCCAGAAGCATTTGAAGAACAAGAAAAGAAAGTTAAGTAAAATGAAACTATTCTCCGTCATACCCCAGGCATTAGGGAAAACGTCAAGCCCGACTTTCACAGGACTTACTATTACTGGCAATTCCGTCTTTGGTCTGAATAGTTCGGTTTTTCAACCCACCACGGATTCCACTACCTTCCTTCAAATCAAGAACGCTGCTGGTGCGACATTCTCTCTTTTCGATACTACTAACAGACGTTTTGGTGTAGGTGGAGCGGCATTTACTCCAGGATATACACATTCTATAGGTTCTGCTGATGGTTCTGACCAAATCGGGATTTTTCACGATAATTCCCATGCCTTCATTCAGTGGACTGTTGGCCGTTTGAAACTTATAACCGATGAGGGAACTAATACAAATACTCTTGTTGAAATTTTAGGCAAGGGTACGGGCGTAGGTCAGTTAATTGTTTATAACGCTGATAATAGTGGTTTTATCACTTTTAATCCGGTAGGAAATGCTGGCAATTTGCAAGCGCAAGGTAGTTTAACAAACCTCTCACTTCAAGCAAATGCAAACGTTCTAATAAAAATGTTCTCAAGCGCCGCCGAGGGTGAAACACAAGAACTTCAAATTTTTGGTCGCAGAACAGGAGATAGTAGAAGAAGTCTTGAAATAGGCGTAGGCGTAGATGCAGCCGATACAGCAAGTTTTGATGGATTGAGCAATTATTGGTTTAATGGTGCGATTGAATTAGAATTTACAGAGCCCTATTTAACTCTCCACAACTCCACCCATGAAGATTCAGATGGTGGTAGGGAATCAAGATTAAACTTCAAAGGTGAGCAGTCTGGCGGCGAGGAAACTACTCTGGCAAGGATAGAAATAGGTCACGATGGTTCTGCTGATGATGAAAAAGGATTTATTGATTTTTATACCAATGATGGAAATGACGGTGATTCACCAACAAAACAAAAAAGGATACAAAACACCGGTGATTGGGTAATAAACAAAACTTCCGGCGTAGGCATAAAAGTCGATTTGGCGGCTCCCACCTTTGGCTTTGCCGACCTGTTAGGTGAACCTGCGGTTAAAAATACAGGTGGTTCCAGACCCGCCTTGATAGCTTACAGAGATGGCTTATTTCAATTTGAATTTGCAGCAGGCGAGGAAGAATATTTTGACTATCATATCCCGCACGATTACGTCAAGGGCACGGATATATTTTTACATTTCCACTGGAGTACCAACGTAGCTGTTGATGGTGGAACAGTAACTTTTGACTATGAAATATCTTATGCTAAAGCTCACGCCCAAGCTGCTTTTCCCGCATCTGTAAGCGGAACGGTTGTAAGTGCAACAGCAAGTACTACACAATACACACAGGAATTAACAGAAGTACAAATATCAGCTTCAAGTCCTTCCGGTTCACAGATAGATACAGATGATTTAGAACCTGATGGTGTTATAATTTGTACTGCTGGGCTAAACGCAAATAATCTTACTGGTGGGGGTGTACCAGACCCGTTCATACATTACATTGATATTCACTATCAAACTACGGGGATAATAGGTACAAAAAAGAAGGTTCCAGACTTTTATACATAGGAGAAGTAAAATGACAGAAACTTACAAAAAGAAAGACAAAAACACCCTCGAAGTAACTCGTACAACAGACGAGACCCACATCGTAGAGGAAGACAGGGCTGAAATCCAGACTCAACTTGACCATTTAGAATTAGACGCAGCCCAGTCTGTAATTGACTTTCAGGCAAAAATTGATATACTGAAAGCCAAAATAGCAATACTTGATGCGTAAGGAGAATTATGGCAAAACTGAAAGCAACAGAAAACAAAGCGAAGGACGTAGAGACTAAAAACAAGCGCAAAGACCTTGCCGCTCAACTTGGCGAGGCAGTTATCAGACGAGAGAAACTTACCCAGCAATTAAATCAAGAGTCTGAATTATGTAATCGCTTGGCTACGGAAATGGAGAAACTTGGAGCATAAAATGGCGAAGAAAAACAATAAGATAAAGACAATAATAGCAGTTGTGAGTTTGGCTGTTGTTATATTAGGGGTTGTTGGCGGTGTTATTTATGGTTTTGCTACATTAGAGCATCAAGTATCTGATAATACCAAGTTACAACCGGAAGTTAAGCAGAATACAGAGCATCGGATAAGATTTGAAGAAAAGGTAAGTAATATTGAACGTGACGTGGGATTGATATTAGAAGAGGTTAAAAAATAGGAAATATCACATTAGCTGAAAGGAGAAAACAATGAAGAAGTTATTTGTAATTGCAGTATTGTTTTGTGGTGGTTGTATCCCCGCTACTCAGCAAGAGGTATTAAACTTGACTAATACCGTTAATCAGATAGTACCTTTAGTCCGAGAGGCCGTATCCACTTCGTCTAAAGAAACGAGGGATAAGGTCGAGATTGTCTTAGGGCAGGTCGAGGAACTTAACGAGGTTGCGGCTACCGCTGAGACCCCCATAGAAGCTGTTAAGGCTGTCGTGGCGGCCACAAGTCCCTTCAACCCTTACGCAGTACCTATCTTGGCTGGAATTGGCATACTGGAAGCCCTGGGGATTTTCATAGAGAAGAAGAAAAATACCGGCTTTGAAAAAGGTCTTAGTCGAGTAAAAGGCGAAGCCGAACCGGAATTGGCTAAGAAGATTCATGATACTATGAAAATATATACTGGCTAAAACAACCTTTTCTGAGTCAATAACGCCGTGTCCGAATAAACTAATTGTCCAAACGCAGATTATCTAAAGATTTGTATTGACATAGCCGACAAAATATGAGATAATATGGCTTATGATAAAGGATAAAGATAGAAACGTCAATTCAAAAAGAAAGGTGGAACCCAAAATGCGAAAGAAAAATCTTCAATCGAACCTAAAGTTAAATCTCTAAATTGACCTCGGCACCGGGAAAGCCAAAACTGACAAACATAGGCCGTTAATGGTAACGGCCTTAGCTTGTACGTTTTGAAAAGTTAAAGTGGAGTCAGTTACGAAAATGGAAACCACCCAACAAATCAAATCAACGGCACATTACCGTCAAGCGGGCGCGTTCTTTCCACATCGTAACTGGCTCCGCGCCCCTTGTCGGTTTATTTTGAGGTAAGAAAATGATGGTTGACTTTTTAGTTGGAACGGCAACTGTTTTATCATTATTAATGATACTTTGTTGTTCTAAATATCTATGGACAAGAAAAGATTAACATGAGTTTCCGGCATTACTCAAGGAGGAGTTTTGCCGAGGCTCAGGGAATAGGAGTAAATGAAAATGAGCCAAGAGAAGATACGAGATTTGTTGGAAGATATAAAAACTGCATCAGGTAAAAGACGGTGTGATGTTTTTTATTATCTTAAAGCTGACCAAGCCCTTAAAAACATTGATGCTTCCGAAGCCAGCCGGAGGGAGTTGCTGGAAGCGTGCAAAAGTGTTACTCGTGGATTAGAATGTTTAAGAGTTAAAAGCGCGCCAGATTGCATACCTACTAATTCTTGTTGTGTGTGTCGATGCGAAGCTGCCATAGCCAAGGCTCAACCCAAAGTAGAGGAGAATAAAGAATGAAACTATCACGTAAAAAAGCCATTGAGCTTTGTATCGAAGCATGGACGATACACGCAAAAACAGGTTGTAAAAAAAGTGAATTGCCAGAGAAACATCAAGGAATAGATAGTGATTGTTGGTTTTGTGAATACAACAACCATTATCCAAGCAATGGGAGTGTAAGAAGAAATTCAGGCGAATGCGTAACTTGCCCGTATCTCAAAAAATATGGTCATTGCAATTCTGGCGATACTTATTTTAGTCGCTGGGGCAAAGCCAAAACCCCCCGCGCCCGCAAGAAATACGCCAAGTTATTCTTAGGGCGGATAAAAACACTGAAGTAGGAGCAAGTATGAGCCAAGAGACAATCGAATTGTTGGAAAGAATATTCAGGATAGCTGATACCGATGAGCCAGATGAAAAGCATGGCTATCCATTGATAAAGACCTTAGCTTGCCAAGCCATAGGCCACTTGAAGCAACCTAAAGCCCAGCCAAGTTCGGAGTTCACGACAAAGATACGAGATAGATGGTTAGCAGAAGCCCCACACACAGATAGTACCTTAGACTATGCTATATGTGCTATTCTTAACCTCTGTAAACGTCTCGATAATGTGGAAGCAATAAACAAGGATTTACTGGCAGCGTGTGAACTCGCTCTCCATAACGAGCACAAGCGTTGGGGCGAAATCAAAATAGTGCTGATAGCTGCCATATCCAAGGCTCAACCCAAAGTAGAGGAGAATAGAAAATGAGAATAAGAATAAGCAGATTATTTCACTATCTGTTCAAGTGTCCAACTTTCTGGCATTACTCAAAATGGCTCATTTGTCCTGATTGTGGAAAACGGTATCCTTGTTATTGGGACGGTAATGATTGTAAATGTGGGGTAATTCATATCTGTGCAGAGTGTGTTCAGCAGCATATAAAACCTCATTGTGGATAAAAGTATTATGAACACTAAGCGGCGGCACCGGCAAAAGAAAAAGGATAGCCAAAAGGGAATACAGAAACAGTAAGCTCAAGGATGAGCACCGCCGCCGCTTTATAGGAGAATGATATGCCTTGTACATTAAATAAAAAAGCATACGAAAAATTGATTGACGAAGATATATCTTGGCTCGACAACCAACCTGATACATTAGAAGCAAAACATATTAGGCAAATCTTAGAATGGATTAAGACCCATAGACAACTTGATTTGACTGAGCGAATCACAGAGCTTGAATTTGAGATAAAAGGAATGGAGAGAGACATAAATGTTCGAGACAGTGATATTGAAGACCTAAAACGTGAATTGAGCAAGTCCTGAGAGGTTAACCAATGAACATAATGGACTTCGGACATAAGAGTTTTGTACATACGACCGGCTTAAAAGAAAGAATTGAGAAGGTTGAGAAGGAGAATCAGATGAGCAGAGAGATTCGTTTTAGAGCGTGGAATAAGGTAACTGAGTCAATGGACGAAGTTTCCCAAATTATCTTTCTGCCTGTGTCTGCTGAAGTACCTTCTTTTCATGGTAATTGGGCACAAATTAAATTTCTGTTTCGTGATGATTGGCTGTTGGTTCCACAAGACGTTGAAATTATGCAATCCACCGGCCTCAAGGACAAGAAGCGAACAAAAGAATACCCTGAAGGGCAAGAGATATATGAGGGGGATAAAATCAAGTTTGGTGATAATAAATTCTGGTGTGTTGTTGTTTGGAATGACAAAGGCTTTTACCAATTATGGAGGAATACAATGATAAATTGGACACTTTGGATAGACGACTATTATAATAATTCAGGACACAGAAAAGACTTAGAAGTTGTTGGCAATATCCATCAACCAGAGGAGCAAGAAAATGCCTGACCCTGAATTTATATGTTTAACCAATGAAAGCCATACTTTTACAGTTGATGACGAAATACATTGTTGTCGGAAGTGTGGAGAGTTTTCTTGCCCGACTTGTGGTGGCGAAGTATCGACAATCGAAGAATACGATGAGGCTATGAAAGCAAATGGAACATAAATTCAAGCTAAAAAAAGACGGCAAGACAGTAGGGTATCTGGAAATATTTGCCGAGGACGGCGAAGTGGTATTCAGAAAAGACCTGATTGATGATATGGATTGCGATATTTGGGAGCAAGGTATATGTGATTTCGACACTGCCCATCCCTTCGTCACCAAAGACAAGAACGGCAAGGATATTTTTGCGGGGGATAGCTTGAAGTCTGGCAAGCGAATTATTAAAGTTGTTTGGGATGAAGAATATTTGCAATGGAGAGCAGGAGAAAAGGATAATCCTTATTTCTCGCCTCTTTGCCAATGGGCTATCACAGAACAATTTGAGCTTATCAAGGACGAAGGAAATGAATAAAGCAATGTCAATGATAAGAATTTTACTCGTAGGCATAGGCTGTGTCGTTTTGATAGCGATGTGGTGCATAATCCAGATTCAGGAGGCAAATGTAGTTTACATCCAAGATCCGAACTACGTTCAGAACATAGGCGAAGCCCAACAGCGACTCAAAGAGCAAGGGCTTTATCACGGCAAGATTGATTACATTTGGGGCAAAGAAACCGACCGAGCATATTGCGATTGGTGTGCCATTAGAGCCATTAAAGGAAAATGAGCTATGGAATGTAAATATTGCGGTGGAATCGTAAGAGCATTAAACCCAGGTGGTATGAGGGAATGGGTAACGCGATGCAGTAATTGCGGTAGATATAACTGCGAAAAAGAAGACCAAGCCCTCGAAGATTCGGAGAAAGAATAATGGAAACTGATACTCTATTTCAATTCGCATCAAAAGGAACGAAGGCACAGGCTGAGGTCAATAAACTTTGTCGTACAAACGACCCTGAGACTTCAAAGGTCGCTGCCGAGAAGATGGTCGAAAGTGGGAAATTGAATCATCAAGAAAAAGAAATCTTAGATAAAATCCAATCAATACCAGGCAGTGCAATGAAGTCTTTTGATTTTACTACCAAAGATATAGCTTTGCGCATGCTCAACTATCCATATCACAAAGCCTACGACATCTGTCGCAAGCGTTTCTCCGGCCTCCGAGACAAGGGCAAGATAGAAACAACTGGCGATGTTCGTGAAAGTTGTAGAGTTTGGAGATTAGTATAAACAAGAAAGGAAACTAAAATGGACGAAATTGTAGAACCTAAAAGCGAGTTAGTTGTATTTGATAAAGTAGCAGCGATAATCGCTGATTACAAAGTCAAAAATGAAGAGTTAGCCTTTGATTACGAAAGCAAAGAAGGTATAAAGCAAGTAAAAGGCCATATAGCAAAGCTTCGTAAGGTCAAGACTAAAGTTGGTGAGATTCATAAGGAAGCAAAGGCTGAGGCATTGGCTTTTGGCAGGAGATTAGATGCCAAAAAGAACGAATATAACGGCGAAGTCGATAAGATGATTGCCTTCCACCAGAAGCCGCTTGAGGCTATCGAGGCCAAAGAAACTAAAGAAGCTCTGGCAAGGCAGCAGGAATACGCAGACACAGAAGCCAAGAGGATAGCCGAAATAGAAGCCAGAGAGCGGGCAATTATATTAGCAGAAGAAAAGATAGCCAGAGAAAAGGCGGAGGCCGAAGAAAAGGTAAGAAGAGAAAACGAGGCTGAAGCTGACCGAATTATCTTTGAACAACAGGAAAAGATAGCCAAAATCGAAGAAGAAAACCGCAGCGCAAAAGAGGCAGCTGAAAGACTTGAAATTCAGGCGGAGGAAAAAGCTAAGGCTGAAGGTATGATTGCAGAGGCTAAAGAGCTTGCTGAGGAAGAAAGGTTAGCAGATATAGCAGCCGAAAAAGCAATAGAAGCAAGTCGTATCAATGATGAAAAGTATCGCAAGTCTATAGAGGACGATATATACACCGCGCTGCTTCATTTTGTTGATGTCGGCCCGTGCGCTTCGGCAATCGTTGCCCACATGAAAGCAGGGGAAATCCCACACGTTACTATTAACTATTAGAAAGGATATATTGATGAAGTGCAGCATACATTCGGCGCGAAATCTTATTCCTTGCAACACAAGATATGGCATAAGATATTCTTGTCCTGTTGGTGGCTGTACTGTTGTTTCTTGGAATGGCAATTCGCCTGCTGATTATGGTACAAGGCAAACAAGAATAAAGGCGCATGAAGCATTCGACCATCTTTGGAAATCTGGTATGCTCAAAAGGGGTGATGCTTATAAGAAATTAGCTAAATTCTTAGGTGTACATATCGAAGAAACTCATATTGCCAATTTCGATATAGAGCAATGTCAAAAAGTAATTGAATTCGGAAATGATATTTGGAGAGATAAATTATGAACTTTGTAGCAATAAAACAAGCCAACGGCAATAACGTAACTATGTTTGGTACATTCAACGAAATTGGTGGTGTATCTCTAACCCAAAACCAAAAACAAGTGTGTAAATGTCAGTTGACAGATGATAGTGGAGAAAAGCATCTTGTCCGGCTTTACGGCACTATGCCAACACCGGCACTCTGTAATATGAGACAGGAATTTTCCTTGTCATCTTATTCAGGCAAAAACCAACAAGGGCAGCCTTATACGGGTTACTCCGGCTTTTGGAACGATAGGGCTATGGTCAATCAAGTCCCAGCTAATGCTCCACCAGCCCCATACAATACCCCACAGCAGCCAAACGTGCCACAAGCACCCCAAACTCCCCTAAGTCGGCCACAAGCTTTGAATATGCCTGATACCTACGCCTATCCTGTAACGCCTGAAACTGCTCGTAGGATGTCAAGAACGGCTTTTATGGTAGCAATGCTACAGAATAAGCAGACGCCACTGTATAGTTATGTTACGGAATTAGTCGAATTTAGTTATACGGGCATAGAGCCAAGTAATGCTCCTGACCCTGACCCATCAATACAGAATAGTCCTGCCAAAGCTCAATTCTGCGATGGGTGTAGAAATCTAAAAGAAGAATGTGCTTGTGGCTCAGCGTACTGAGGCAAACTATGATAATACCCAGATTCCATTGCAGATTTGAAAAAGACCATTTAGTTTATGATAGGGCAGACTTATTCTGTGCTTATATCCAAAGTATAGCTGAACAGGGCGACCTCGAATGTACTATTCAGCCTTGGCGCAAAGAGAAGTCTTTGCAACAGTTACGTTATATTCACGGAATTGTGTTTGTATTATGTTCGCAGGCTTCGGGCTATACGGTTATGGAAGTTAAAGGCTTGCTCAAGGGTGAATTTTTGACGGAATATGTTGTAAGTAAGAAAACAGGCAAGGAAATGCCGATAGTTAAAAGTCTTGCTGATTTGACTATGAAAGAAATGAAACAGTTTATTGACGATTGTAAAATCATCGCAGCAAAATACTGGAGCTGTGTAATTCCAGACTCAGATGAAGCGACTGTGTGATAGGACAAGATTATGAATCTTAGAGAAATCATTAAAAAACACCTTGAAGATAATGGCTTTGATGGTTTATGTGGCGAAGGCTGCGGCTGTCAAACAAGTGAGTTATTCTGGTGTGAACATCCCAATATGGATGATTGTCAACCAGGCTATAAGATAACCTGCCCTGGCGAAGATAAATGTCTAATTTCCGAGGATTGCCCCGCCCCAGAGAGCGGCTTGTGGTGTATGTCAACAAAAAAACAAAGCAAGGACGCGACCAATGCCAAAGAGTAAACGAAGGAAATTAACAGACCGGTTGGACGAAGTATGCCTAAAGGTCATAAGACTAAGAGACAATGATATATGCCAAAGATGCCACAGGATGATTAAAGGCTCTAACAGCCACCCTTGCCACGTTGTAGCCAAAGGTGGTGGCGCGAGTTTGAGACGATGGGACTTATTGAACATTTTTTTAGGCTGTATGTTTTGCCATAGATGGTGGCACGATAATCCGACCGAAAGCGGGAAGTGGTTTGCTGAAAGATTTCCTGCCCGTGAAGCATACCTTGAAATATATCGTTATGGCAAGCCAGCCAAGATAAGTACAGCAGAGATGGAAACATTGTATGAAGTATTGAAGCAAAAGTTGAAAGAATTGAAAGGAGAATAATGCCTTATCACGGAATACAACGCTGTGTATGCGGAATTAATAAGTATAAATTTGTTAAGGATTGTGGCAGGACGGGAATGGTTAGCTGCTCTGGATGTGGTAGAGCAAAAAGGGTAAAATGGTCGCGCTATATTACGCCAGAAGAATTTAAGGCGTTGAAAAAGGAAAACGAGCAGCTCGTTAGGCAAGTTAGACATAAAGCCATTCGGGATGGAGCTTTTGTGCTTACTGCTAAGCAATACAATGCCTTGAAGCTGGGAGACGTCATAATTTTTAACAGGCAAGGTGGGCAAGAAAAGCACAATGCTGTAATGTTGGCGGGTATTCATGTGTTTGAGAATTAAAATATATTTGACAGAACAAAAGCAAAGGAGAATCAAAAATGAGTACATATCCAAAGGCTGAAACCTGTGAGTCTTGCGGTAGAGATTTGCCAATATCAGAAATCTGTCAATACTGTGACCACGATAATCATAAGCTGGTACTATCTGGCAGGGCCTGCAAAAGAATCCGAAACGAAATCGAAAGGGAAAAAAATGAAAATTAAAACTTATATTCGGTATTGGTTATGGGGAATAGCCGAGAATATGGATTGGAAGAATAGACCACCTCGTAAGTTGTGGAAATGGCTTTTGCGAAGATATGATAAGTATTTCGGCTATCGTTGTGAAAAACCAGAGGATAAACCTTTTAATTATTATCCAACCGAAGAACCGACAGATATTTGTCTGATATGTGGGGACGAAAAACCTGTTAGTGATTTACATCGTAATTGTGGGAAATAAATTTTATTTTATTCTGGACGAACAAGAATAAATGGATTATCGTAGAAAGTAAGATGAATGTCGGTCAAATACAATTAGGTGTTAAAAGAAGCTCTGGGAAATCCCTTGACCGGCATTCAACCCAGGGCTTTTTTTATGCGGGTGGCGGAATAGGTAGACGCTTAGGTGCTCGTAAGGTTTTGCTTCTGGAGGTAGGCGGCCAAGTGTTGTGGCTTGGCGCTCATAGTTTCCTACTACAAGGGCGACTGACAGACAGAGTTGGTCAGCAGTACGTGCCTACGAATAAACTACGCCGTTTCACAACGGATGACCGAAGCCTTTTAACAAAAAGGTATGAAGTCAAAGAGCAGGAAGTCGGGCTAAGATTAACCATGCAGGGTGCAAATCCCTGCCTCGCAACACCTAATTTCATTTTCTACAACAATCCAAGCAGCAAAAGAGTTGGAACCATACAATGAAAACCTGTTCAAAGTGCAAACAAGACAAACAGCTTTCTGAATTTTACAAAGAGAAAAGAACTAAAGATGGTCGTACAAGCGAGTGCAAAAAGTGTTTTGGGATACGTTGTAAAAATTATATACAAACTGAGCAGGGCAGGGAAGTGCATCGTAGGGCGAGTAGTAAATATGAAAAAAGTGAAAAAGGCAAAGTTGTCCGAAAGAAGATATGCATTCGGCATTCTAAAGCAAGAAAAGCAGGAAGTGCAGTAAACGGAGCCATACAAAGCGGCTTGATACCAAACGCCAAATTTTTACGATGTAATTATTGTCCCAATTCAGCCCAAGAGTATCACCACTATAAAGGTTACGCCAAAGAACACTGGCTCGATGTTTTGCCAACTTGCATAAAATGTCACAGAAAAGAGCATAAGAAAGTAGCATAATTAAGTCTTGTTCTAAGAAGAAAGAAGAATTGAGAGGCAAGAATGTCAGAGACTAAATACGAAGAAAGAGCGGAAAAAATAATGCCACAATTCACGTTTTGGGGCGAAGGTATAATCCTCATAAAAAAAGAAGAATGGTATAAATCTCGCTATCGAATAATTGCTATACTTAAACAATTACATAGAGCAAAGATGTTGAGAGGCACGGATGCAGGAGAATAAGCTATATTACCCTCAATACTGTGAGATTGCCCATCAGAGATTAGAGGCAGTAGATACAGGAGTACCAGTTAAAGAGCAGAGAGCCGGCCAGTTGGCCTTATTCAAGAAAGGACTGTGAAGATGCCCAGATACGCAAAAAATACTACTGTTCCCGTAGCACGTTCAAAGCAGAAAATAGAGGAGCTTCTGGTATCTTATGGAATCGAGGAATCATTTTGGGGTAGAAGTCCCCGTGGCGATGGAGTCGGATGGAAATATAAGGGCAAGGTTTATAAAAAGAATGTCCCGATGCCCTCCAGAGACGACAAAACAGAAAAGCAATACGAGCAGGAAATGCGACAAAGATGGCGGATTCTCTATATGACTTTGAAAATGAAATTTGAGGAAATCGAGGCTGGGGTAGAATCATTTGAAGACCAGTTTCTTGCCCAGATGTGTTTGCCGGACGGCTCTACGGTTGGCGAATTTATGAGGTTGCCAGAAAACATTGCAAAGCTCGAACAAACAAAAATGCCAAAACTCCTAACCAGTTAAGGATTGAATTGCAGTGGGAAAAGTAATGGACTATACTCCCGAATTTGAGATATTTTGGAAGGCATACCCTTCAAGGTGGAATCGGGAGTTAGGTCTCTCTATTAAGAGAAAGAAGTACCCTGCCTTTTTGAAATGGCAAAAATTAAGCAAGGCCATTAAAGGTAAATGCTTAGCAAGAGTTCACTTAATCAAACAATTTGAAGGCGTACCAAGAGATTGTGTAACTTGGATAAATCAACGAGGTTGGGATGATATGGAATGGGAAGAGATAAAAAAATTACCTATGGGTTTGCCTAAAGAAATGATTGAAAATCTACTGAAGAAAGTTCCAGAAGTTAACGTCAATGTAAGCAATGTGCGTAATCGGCTCAAGGATAAATTAGGGGTGAAATAAATGATGGTAGATTATGCAAAAGCAGCAGAATTGTTGATTGAAAAATGCGACAAGCAACGAGAGCAAATCAAAGAGCTTGAGGATGGAGCTATTCAAGTAATTGCGGATAGTAATAAACTTCAACTTAAAGCAGCAGGACGAATCGAGGAGCTTGAGACTGAAAACAAGCGTCTCCAAAACGACCACAACTGCGTAGCGTCCTTATGTGATTCGATAGATGAATTTGGCGAGCCGATGAAAGATACACAATGGACTAACCTTGGCGAGCGTATTTATGAAATCGTAGTAGAGTTATACGATAAAATCAAAGAGCTCGAAGCTGAAATTACACGATTAAGAAATATTATGAACGCGAAAGCATAACTCTAAGGCTTGCATTTGGCTATGGCAGCGACCAAAAACTTGTAACAATTTTCTCGAACAGGTTCCCCATCATATTCCAACATCTCAATCAATTCTAATGCTTCTTTACACGTTGCCAGCAAATAATCCCGTTGTTGCTTGAGGGTAGCGATTTCTCGTGCATAACAAGTATGACTCCGCATATATTACATTCTTGGCTCATTGTATCGCTCATTTTTCATTTCCTTTCACGTCAAGTCCTTAGTTTAAGGGGATTAAGCCATATAAGCGGTTATAATACCTTTGATAAATTCCCCGCAATAAAAACGGCAATCGGAATCCCACCAGCAAATATTATCACCTTTGCAGCCTTCGCATATTATTTCTTTTACGGCTTGTAAATCATCGTTAGTGAAATCTTCAAGAAAAGTTTTAGCAGCTTGTGAGGTCATTGTTAATTCCATTTTTCATTCTCCTTTCAATACGCCGGAGCGTTGTCTGCGCTCCAGGGTTGGCTGTCTAATCTTCTGCATTAGCCTCAGCATCTTTGAGTTTTTCGAGAAGCTGTTCGCATTCGTAAATCAAAGTGCCTAATCCTGTTTGTGTCAAATCTTCTAACTCTACTCTTTCGTCATTGTGTTGTACGTCCACAATTCTTATTGCTGGCAAACTCATTTTCTTATCTCCTAAATAAAGTTAAAACTCATAAGGCAAAGCTCCGTAAAGCCCTGCCCTGTGGATTTTAGGAGGGATTGTCTCGATAAAACTTATCAAGTCTGTTAAAGTCGAAATCAAAGTTGGCAAGCCGCTCAAAAGACAAACTGCAATCCTCTACTTTGCCATCAAACCAAAAGACTTTCGCATTATCTACGTGGACTATTTGGTCTTTTTCGTTTGTGATTTTGCGGGTTCTGCTATCAAGGTAAAGTATCACTTTTCTATCCCTTCATATAAAGCTCACTTATCGGCTATTTTGCTTCGTTTATTATAAACTGCTAAAATTTCCTCAATTTCTCCTATTACTCGCCAGGCTTTTTGTCTATCTTTGTCGGCTATTTCTATGGCTTTTTGGAGCTTTTTGTTTTCAGCCAGTAAATCAACCGCTATGTCACTTTGGATTTCTTCTATGTCCATTTTATCCCTTTCATAACGCCCTGCCTGCCTTGCAGCGTACGCCAGATACACGGACAGGGCGGGAGGAGTTTAATCCCAGGTGACTGCCTCGTAAGCCTTTGAGCGACTTATAAGCTGGTAGCTCAATTCGAGCGAAACTCTGTCAAGAGCGTTATATAAATCGCTTTGCTCTGGCACATCACCTTCGCAACATTGATACAAGAGGCATCGCATCGAACTCAGTGCTTGATAATGACCTGGCGGGCGCACAAGGCTAAATTGAAAATCAAGCGGCCTAAATTCTTTCGCTTGCCCTTCTCCGTATCTCTGCTCAATACTGTCGCAATTCAAGGTGAACATTTCTTCGGCAAGCCTTTTACAACCTAATTCAGTGTCGAGTTTGTATCCTAATTTTTGCAAAGTTCGGACACTCCAGGAAAAATCTGTTTGTCTTTTGACTGCATCATGCATCCAAGCTACAACTCTGTTAATCGTTTTGTCATCTACAATAAAAGCACTCATAATTCCATCCTTCCAAAAATAAAAGCCCCGACACAATATGAACTCTGACCAAGAGACGTGGAGTGCCGAGGCTTTTTAATGCTTGTTTGATTGTTTTGGTCAGCTTTCATACTGAAAGTATTATCGACTATTTTGGCATAAACATCAAGAGAAATATGTCAAGGAAACGAAAAAAGCCTGAAAATCCCTATTTTAGGCTAAATAAACGGGAAAGTTTTTTATTTAATTTTATTGACAAACGGTCAAAAATAATATCTAATTGTTGTTTGTGATTGATTGACAAGTTAAGATGCTGACGGTGGCGTGTTACACGCAGGGGAAACAAGGCAATGAACGGTAATGTCGCTGGCTCGGTAAAAACTTGGTTGTTATTAGTTTACTTGTAATAATCAAAGGTTTATCGGATAGGGCTGGAAGGTTGCAAACGAACAGTCTAACATGTGGTGTCTTGCCCGTTGGTATAACAGAACATATTTGCATTTAACGGAGTATTAAGTTTCGCAGGGATGCAGAATATGATAGAAGATATAAAAGTTAAGAGACTAAGCGGCAGGTTCTGACGAGTTTAGGGATTTTCAGAACCTTGCCGCTTTTTTTATAGGCCGAGGGAATATCCGGTAGGCCGAGACAATAGGACTGAGCGTTCCAGTCTGGCCCAGAGCGGCAGAACGAGCCGAAGAGGTACAATAAGTGGTTATAGGTGTATTTGACTGAGAATCCCAATACATCGGCCTGCAAAGGTTAGAGAGAGTTTCGCTGCTACTCGTAGTCCACGTTAAAAAAATTACGCTAAAAGGCTGAAACAGCAAAAGGATTGGAAACCTCAAACTCGTCTGAAAGTGAAGGTTTTAACTTTCCTCCTTTTTTACAGGGGGAAAGTTTCCTAAATCTGAACTGAAGTGAAGTATGTTAATTGAAGACCAAAACCATATAAATAGTATAAGTCAGAACATAAAAGACTTTAAGTGCAAAAAGAAAATAGGTGATTGTAAAAAGTGCTCAAAAATGTTCAATTGTGAGCGTTTCCCAGTATTATACAAGGAATTGGTCGAATTTATCAATAAAGGGTTAAATACCCCCATTTGTAGGTCGGTTATGTAAAAGTGAACGGATTAAAAAATAGACTTAGAGACGAAAGAGAAGACGCAGTTAGGAGTATCCGGCCTATGAGTTGTAATATCCCAGGTCATGAGGAAAGAATAAAGGCACACTGCGAGCGGGTACAACGTGAATATCACGATTTAAGAGGCAAGGATGGAAGACACAAAAAAGCTTGAATCTTTGAGTTATGAAAGTAGAACTTGTCTAACCGAGCAAGCACATTTAATGAATGAGAATATTGGAGCATCTTATCATAAGCCCGCCAGCGCCTCACCAGAGGCCAAAGACAATTTAGCCCCTATTATTGGGTCAGAAACAAAGGGTGAAAAAGCTAATATCGCTAGTCAGCGTCCTTCCCCACCAATAGAAGGGGGATATTGAATGAACAAGCGCAGACAACGCACAGAAGCCCTAAGACAGGCCACAGCACGTCGCAGGATGGCCGAAGAGTGTGATAATGCCATAGAACAACATAGGTTCAATAAACTGATTGAGCAAGGTGTGATTGTGTTTATACTGGGTAGTAGTTCTTTGATAAGTTAATATTGGGTTAAAACTGTTGAAAGCCTTGGGCTTGAGTTTTATCCTTGACATACAAAGCAAATTATAGTACATATTTGCTATGGATATTTCCCAAAATAAGAAATTTGGAACCATTGCGGAATTTCGTGTCATTGTTGAACTTATAGCCCGCAATTTTGTGGTATCAATTCCTCAAGGTGAATATGCAGGTTACGACCTTATTGCTGACAATTTAGCTGGTAAATTGTTTAGGTTACAAATAAAATCAACAAATCGGCAAATCCCACAATCAAAGGGATTTCGAATTAATATTGGTCGCGGGAAATCACAGAAAAAACCATATACGCTAAAAGATTGTGACTTTTTGATTTGCGTTATTTTTCCTGTTTTCTATATTATCCCGATTAAGGATATAGATGTTGTTAGCCTAAATGTTTTCCCAAATGGTAACAGTGGATTGAAAGCACCTGTTAATTATCGAGGTAATCGCTGGGAAATATACAAAAATAAATGGGACTTGATTTTTTGAATTATCAAATCCCATTTAGTTGAACCGGCGAACCGTGCAGGGCTGGTTTGGCTAATCTTTGATAAAGCCCTGCAGACAGAGCTTAACTGATAAGTGGTTGTAAATTGCTCCGTCTGGGGTTCGTGCATTAGGATACGCTCGCATAAATTCAGTGGTTGCCCGTCCTGCTGATTGTATGCCGTGGAAAGTCGTTTCTTTTAGGCAATGCAAAGCATAATTATAGGTAGCTTCTGTATTGCTAATCCATAACGATACATTCCAGGCGTTCCAGCTTCTGTGGCCATTGTAGGTTTTCATAGTCAGCTCCTTAAAAAGTTAATATTGGTTAAAATACATAAAGCACAGGCTGCGTACAGCCCGGCCCTGCGTATTTTAGATGTTTATTCGCTCTTCGTCAAAGATGCGTTTAACGCTAAGGTAAAGCCCTAAGTCTGTTTTTGTGCCCCAGGCTGTATGGTAGCGGTTCTTGTGTTTCTTGAGCAAAACTAATTGAGCTATGCAATTCCCAATTTTCGCTTGATGCTCTTCGGTGTTGTGTTGCTTGTGATAGTCCTCACTGTGTTGGCATTTAAGGCAGAAAAAACGCCCGTGACTTTTGCTGATAGGTGTTCGGTGGATGCTACAAACTAAAACGCCATTTTCGTGTGTTGTGTCATACATTATCGGCTCCTTAAATAAAGCCCGCCGACACAAACGATTACTCGGCTAAAAGAATTGTAAGTGCCAGCGGGCGAATAAATGCGGTTTTGAGTGTTTAGCCAAGTAATCATCATGAAAGTATTATCGGTGATTTGAGCACAAAAGTCAAATAAAAATACAAGGTGACATTGAAATAGTTATAAATACAGGTATAATAGATACTTAAAAGCAAAGAAACTTGGATAAATATTGATTGACAGCAACAAATAAAACAATGTAAAATAGGTTTGTGATTGAGAGACTAAATAATGGCAAGACCTAAAAGAGAGCTTACAGAAGAAGTGCAGAAAATACAAATATTGCTTAAAAAGGCCAAAAGAAGGATATTCGTGCCTTTAGAGTGTATGGATTACATTGAGAAGGTTCAGGTGGAGTTGGCTGATGGCAGGTAGACCTAAAAACTCATTTAGTAACGAACAAGTACAACAAATAGAGCAATATGCGCTTGAAGGTTGTCAAACTGGTACGATAGCAACTTTGATGGGCATAGCTTATAACACATTGAATAGGCATTTTAGAAAGAATATGCACAAAAAGCGTTGTGAGCGTAAGCAGAGCTTAAGAGCGAAACAGAACAGATTAGCCGATAATCACCCTGCAATGGCCATTTTCTTGGGTAAGAACGAGTTAGGCCAAGTAGATAAGCAGGTTATTGAGACCGAGGCCACTGAAAAGGTTAAATTAGACGAGGTTCATACCAAGGAAGCTCAGAGAATAGCTCATATCCTTAATTTAGAGGATGCAAAGCAGGGTAAAGTAGGATAGAATAAGGAGTTATGATGTATAAAGACAAGGACAAGCAGAGAGAGGCTAATAGACAGGCTAAGGCAAGGCAGAGAGCTTATAAAGGGTTGGCCAAAGATGTTCAGGGTATGACACAGACTGAGAATGTCATACCTAAGACCGATACTCATGTCATACCTAAGCAAGGTTGCAAGTATTGCGGTAAAGAGCTTGAGTTTGCCGTGCTTGAGTGTTGCTATGACTGTGCCTTGAAGCAACCAACTAAGGTGAGTCCAGCCAAAGACGGGCATATCTTGAGCAGCAGGCCCGCCCTTGAGTTCACTGGCAAGCTAACAGACTATGAACGTGAGCACTATAAGCCAGCTTCACAGCTAAGCCCAGGCCAATACAATCCAGTATCCAAGCCAGGGGATGAGCATTATGCGTGAGAATATGAAGGAAAGGGGCCGGGGCCTTAAAAAAGGGCTTGACCCCCCAAGGCCCCAGCGGTTGCCTTAGTCATTAAGTAGACCGACAAATATATAGTTTTTACAGATGTCAAGTTAATATAAGGATGAAATATGATACTAACTAAAACACAGCGACGGATGTTACGAGCCAAACATATTCATCAGAGGTATCCTCTTGGTACAAGAAAGAATGGTTTGACTTATTGTAAGTTTGTTGCTAAGTCTTCCCCAGTCCCCATAGGAGCCCCAAAGAGTCCGTTAGAGGCGTAAAGTATGAATCCAAATGATTATAAAGCACCTATAATGCCAGACGAAGATAAGCCCTGTTATCTCTGTGAACATTGTGGGGGCAATCCGGATTTTCCTGATGATGATTGGTGTAATCTTCTGGAAATTGGTATAAATGATTGGGGTACTTGTAACCATTACAAAGAAAGATATATTGATAGTATCGACAGTGGAGCTTTAGCCCATAAGGACGAAGTATGAGTAAAGAAGAAAATCTATTAGAATTAGTACAAACGAACAAAGTGGAATTAGTTGACAGTAGAGAGGCGTCTCGATTAAGGAAACAAGCAAAAGATGCAATAGAAGAATTAGATAGTTATAAAAGAAGATTTTCAGAACAGGGCGACCTTGTTTATGAATGTAATTGTGAATCTTCACTTCCTTCTTGTTCATATATTCATTCTGTTGATTCTGATAGAAGTCCCCGAATACCGAATTTTTGCCCCTTAGATGGCAATGGGTGTCGCTGGAAAAAAGTTAAATCTAAACCCTTCCCTAAGCCACAGGAGAAAGAATATGCCAAGAAAGAAAAAAGTCGAACCCCGCCGGCGTGAAGTATGTAATTTCATAGTGTCCGGCGATGTGGATTTTGATAAATTCACTTGCACCAAATGCGGCAAGCCTATAAAGTTTGTAGGCAGCCACGGGATATGCTGTGGAATAAAGTTCGGGGTCAAGAGAAAATGAAACGTAGAGATTTCTTGAAAAGTATTTTAGCGACACCTGCCGTAATTGGAATAGCGAAGGCAAAGAATGACCTTGACGTTTTGAAAGTTCCGTCTTTTTCGCCTAAGCCCTCAGAAGTGGAAATGCCTAAAGAGTGTTCCGACGAGGATGTTTCCGAGGGTGTTTTATCTGGCAGTGTTACTTACAGTTGTAGTCCCAGTGCGGAATGCTTAGACAACATTCCTTGGATAGACGATATTGACAGTAAATATTTGTAAGGGGAAAAATGAAAGAACAGGACATAGCTGATTTTGAAAATGAGATTCGTAAAGTATGTGAGCGAAACCGAGAGAAGTTAATCCACGCTGATTTGGTGGGCGTGTTGGATACTGTAAAGATGAGTTATCATATAGCTACGATTCAGAGCGAAACTGTCCCGCTTACAAATGAAAGTCCTTCTCCGGTGAAAAAATGAATTGTGAAAAGTGTAGATTTTGGGAAGAAGATAAAAAGAGCAATCCGGGCAATGGTGTGATTATGGGTTATTGCAGAGAGAGTCCACCAGCGGCTACGGTTTGTTTAGTGCCTCAGCTTCATCGAATTACAGGTAAGATGATACCTACGATAGTAGAGGTTACTGTATGGTCGAAGACAATGGCTAATGCTTGGTGCGGTGGATTTGAACCAAAGAAGAAACCTTTAGGTCTGTTGTCAGATAGGATTACAAATGACCGAAATAGAAAGACTCCGAAAGAAGCTCAAGAAAGCCAATGACGACTACCACGAGGCCATAGATGATTTTTTGTTATCTGATGTACTTTTCGTAGAGCACAAATGTTCGATAGCCGCCAAGGCACAAGTTATCTTCAAGTTAATGGAAGAGATTCTGGCTTTTCCGTTGGAGGAGAAAGAATGATTAAGGGTGTTTTTGGTATTCATAAATTGACGAGATGGTTTAGGTGTGTTATTCGTGATAGACACGAAGATATAAAATTACCATTGCCGCCGAGTTATGGCGGAAAATATCCTGTCAAGATTTATAAGTGTCGATATTGTGGCAGAACTCTTTGTGATTATGATTAGGAGAAAGGATGAACAGGCGTAATTTCTTTAAAGCAGTAACAGGTTTTGTCGCAGGGGTATTCGCGAGTACAGCGAAGTCTAAGGAGAAACCTAAGGATTTATGTGGTGGTCAAAATGGTACTCTTTGTCCTCGATGTAAATTTAATGATGAACGCAGTCAGTTGGGTCAACTACCTGAAATTGATGATGGATTGAAAGATGCATTTTGTTATGGCGGTAAATTATTTCGGGTTTTTCGTGGTTATATGCACGATGACTTTACTATGATTCAGTTACGAGAAGGCAAGTGGGAAAAAAGACACTTGTTACATAATTCTGAGTGGGCGAATTGGAAGTATCGACATAGAGTATGTGAGTATATGCTACGATGTCTTGAAAGGATGAAACATCCCGCATATACTATTGACGAAAGTGGTTTTGTAAGCCTTTTGATTGATTGACAATTAAATAAGTTTTTTACAAAGCACAAAAGATAAGGCAAGTCGGTGCCGACTCACTGGCTTGTCTTTTTCTTTTGCGCCGAGGATATAAAATGAGTTTCTTAAAACCAAAGACAGTATCAACCCCTCCTGTTGCCGAGCCTGAGCCCGCCCCGACTGAGCTTGCCGGAGCGGCTCCTGAAGAGATTAAGCAGCAAGAGGCAGCAAAACGTAGAAGGCGAAGAGGGCGAAGAACCACTGTTGTTACCGGAGAGCTTGCGCCGGAAGTTGTCGGAAAGAAGAGATTATTGGGATGATAACTCCTCAAGAACTATCACAGGTAAACGCCGGAAGATGGGCGATTCAGAACGGGATTAAGCTCCAGCGGTCTGTCTATACCTTTTATAATCACGAATACCAGGTAGAGCCGATGGGCAATACCTGCAAGCGGGTATGTTATATGAAAGCTACTCGTGGGGGTTTTAGTGAGATAGAGATTCTTAAAAGTCTTCACGGAATGATAAAAAGACGTTACGAAGAGGGCGTTTTGTACTTATTTCCTACCACTGATGATGTGAACGAATTCAGCAAGAGTCGTTTTGCCCCGTTGCTCTCTTCTAATCAGCTGGCAATAGGTCAATACGTCAAGAGTGGCGGTAAGGGAACCGATACGGCTTCCCTGAAGAAAATATTTAATGCCTTTCTCTACTTGCGTGGTGCGCGTTTAAGTGAAAAGCGCGGCGAGCAGGCCGAATCCTCCAAGATGAAGAGTATCGGGGTCGATAAGATAGTCTTCGACGAAGTTGACCATATGGAAGAAGAGGTCATTGCCAAAGCCAGGGGTCGGTATTACGATTCGCCTTTTCAGGAAGAGGTATTTATTGGAAACCCGATTATACCAGGTTTAGGTATTGATAAACAGTGGCAGAAGTCAGACCAGCGCCATTGGTGGCGTAAATGCTCGTCTTGCGGTAAGTTTACTTGTGCAGAATTGTTTTTCATAGAAGACCCTGAACGATGTGTAGGAGTGAGAAGTGATGGTACAGGTTACATAGCCTGCAAGAATTGCGGACGGGAAGTCTTTATCAAAGACGGAGAATGGCAACCTGAGCTGAAGGACAATACGAACTATATGAGAGGTTACAGGTGGTCTCAGTTGACCAGTGCCGTCTGCGACCCGCTTGACATACTGCGAGACTTCAGGGAACCACCCGAAGGCAATTTCGCCGATGTTTACAGGCTTAGATTAGGTCTTCCCTATATCGCCGCCGAGGACAGGTTGGTGGAGTCTCAGGTTTACGAATGTTGCGGGCAGGATTATCAGGAAAGCTCTCATCCAGGCCCTTGTGCGATGGGTATTGACGTTGGGATAGTCAAACATATCGTAATAGGCGTTCGTTCCGGCAGAGAGCAGTACAAAGTTGTCAAAACAATTAAACTGTCTGCTTGGGAGGACATACACGACTTGGCAAGGAAGTTTCACGTCAGGAGCGCCGTCATTGATATTCGTCCTTACCAGGATACGGTCAAGAAGTTCCAGGCGTCCGAACCGTACCAGATATTCTTATGTGAATACTCGAATAATCCCGCCTATTTGAGGAAGTGGGACATAAAACTTGGCGTGGTAAAAGATTACCGAACGGCGTTATTCGATGAGACCCACAGAATGGTGGTTACTCCAGGTATGCTGATTCTTCCCCGATATTCCCCTGAGATTAAAGAGTTCGCCAAACAGATGTGCGATGCCTACAAGATACTTGACACCAACAAAAAGACAGGAGCGAAGGAGTATCGGTACAAAGGAACGATTGACCATTATCGTAATGCGTTGAATTATTTCTTGCTGGCTGCTTCGAGGTCTCGCATAGCGCGGGCGGGAACTGTCCACAGGAAACAAGAGAAGGTAATAAGTGAATATGCCAAAATTTAAGAACGAAGAAAGCATAAAAGATAAGATTGTCGAATGCCACCGAAGAGGTACTTGTGATAGTTACGGCAGGTCGGTAAGAGTAACGGATAGTTCTGGATACAGAATACCTATTGCAAGACCCAGATTTGGTTCGGGTTCGGTAGTTAAAACTTATGTTTACAGGGAAGGTAGAATGGTCTTGAAAAATGGCTGATGCACGAGCGATAGAAGTAATTAAAGAACAGGAGCGCGAAGAGCAGAACGCCGCTAACTTCCGCAATTTGTACCAGGAAGTTGCAGACCAGATGCTTCCCCGTGAGAACCAGATAATAGGAGTCCGCACCCCTGGCGAGGACAAGTCGAAACAGATTTACGACCCTACGGCGATGTTGGATTTACAGGATATGGTTTCAGGTTTGTCAGCCGCCTTTTTCCCGCCTGGCGAGCTTGCCTTCGGGCTTACCGTAAAAGACAGACGGCTTGCAAACGTGGACAGTATTAAGCGTTATCTTGCCCTTGCCACCCAGATTACGCACGATGAACTTTTTGCTTCTAACTTTATGTTGCAACTGAACGAGACGCTTTCCTCATTGATAGGGTTCGGAACAGGTTGTCTTTATTCTGAATGGAACCTCGGCCTTAATTTCAAGGACTGGGACATTTCTTTTTATACTATCAAACAAAACAGCGCGGGACTTGTAGATACTCTCATATTGAAATACCCGCTTACTGCAAGGCAGGCCGTTCAGGAGTTCGGAAAAGACAACATAGGCGAGAAGGTCTTAAAGGCTTTTGGGAATCCTGAGACAATCTCGAAACCATTTGACTTTATTCATCGTGTCGGGCCGAGAGGTGAGCGAAATCGGAAGTTCACCGATTCTTTGAATATGCCCTGGGAGTCTATTTATGTAAACATAGAAGAACAGATTGTTATAAAAGGTATTGACCCGAAAGGCATAGATAACGAAGGCGGTTTCGATGAATTTCCGTACGCAGTACCGAGATGGAAAAAGTCATCCAATGAAAAGTACGGAAGAGGTCAGGGTACTATCGCTTTATCGGTATCCAAGGAACTTCAACAAATGCACGCCGATTTTATCGAGTGTGGTAATAAATGGAACAATCCGCCGAGAGAAATTCTCGATACTGCCGTCGAAGGCAGGGTTGATGTAAGACCTGGCGCTTCTAATCGTGTTACATCAATGGGTTCGATAAAGGCTTTGGATGAAGGATTGAGAGGTAATTTTCCCATAACGAGAGAAATGCTTGAGTTTGTCCAGGGGATAATTCACAGAATCTTTTTCAAAGATGTTTTTGCGCCTTTAGCAGATTTGACAGGCGATAGGCGTACAACACTTGAAATCAGAGAAAGAGTAAAGCAAGCTGCGAAGAAACTTGGCGCTCCTCTCTTTCGACTCCAAAGCGAATTGCTTACCCCTAATATCACAAGGGACGTATTACTCTTGATTAGAAACGGTGTTATACCTCAGCCGCCCGTAGAACTTCAAGGACAAGGTTTTGGTATTGAATATATTAGTGAGCTTGCATTAGCGATGAGAGACCAACAGTCGCGGGCGTTTATGCAGTTTGCCGACCTCGTAACTGTTCTTGACCCCGTATTCCCAGGAGCTAAGGACATTATAAATATCGACAGGGCGTTACCTGATATTGGATTTACGTTTGGATTGAAGGTGGAACATCTTTCAACGAGAGAAGAAATTGAAGAGGTCAGGCGGGTTCGAGCAGAACAATTAGCGGAACAAAAGGCATTAGAAGCAGGCCAAGCTCTTGCTCAGGGGTATGGCCAAACCACAAAAGCCCCCGAAAGTGGTTCTTTGGCAGAAATAGCAACAGGAGTTTAGGAGAAAGAAAATGGAAGAACAAGTTAGTACAATACCTGCGGAGGAAACAGTAGAGGTCATTGACGGCAGGACAACTCTTGGAAAGATTCAGGCAAAACTGAAAGAGTTGGAAAATATTCAAGAAGAACATTTTAAGATATTAGTTGAGCACGGCAAGAAAATTGACGAGTGCAGTGTTCGCAGATAGGAGAATAAAAAAATGGCACAAGGTGGATTCAAAGTAACAAATAACGGCAAGATTCAATATTGCTACAAGATGGCGGTGGATTATGACGAAATGGAGTTTTCACTAAATGATGGTAAGCCGCAGAAAATGAACAGAGACGATTTTAGCGTGGAAGCAGAAAGGAAACCAAAATAATGCCAGGACATACACCAAAAGAACGCCGAAAAAAGAAACACAAGAAAAAGAAAAAAAGATAATGGACGAACAGCAAAAAGTAATAGCCGCTTACAAGGATGTCTTATCGGCTGATGATGCAAAGGCTCAAATAGTAATTGGCGATTTGTCGAAGTTTTGCTTAGAGAACGCTGATATATTTGATGTCAATAGTGCCAGAAAGACAGACTTTAATCTCGGCGCTAATTCGGTGATAAGGCATATCAGGTATATGTTAAAACGTAAAACGGAACAAAAACAGGAAACAGTAATTAGCGAAAGGAAAATCTTATGACAGAACCAGCGTCTGGGACACAGGTAGCGAGCGACCCACAAACAACGGGAGACCCGTCTGCTCAACAGGTAGCGCAAGAACCGCAAACATTCATAGATAAAGACGGAAAATACTTACCAGGTTGGAAAGAGCATTACGTACCAGAAGAAATGAGGGCTGATAAGGTTTTCGATACCTTCGATGACGTCGGTGGTGGATTGAAGATGTTAGGCAGTCTCCAGAATATGATAGGCAAGAAAGGCGTTATCATACCTGGCGAAGCGTCTCCGCCTTCTGAGTGGGACAACTTCCATCGTGAAATGGGCAGGCCGGATACCAAAGACCTGTACCAAATGAAGGTTGCCGATGAATTGGCCGAGGTTTACGATAAGAACCTCATAGCCGAGGCAAGGGACATTTTCTTCGAGCTGGGTTTCGACCAGAAGAAAGTTGACAGGTTATGGGAGTTTGAAGAAAAGCGAATCAGGACTTCTCTTAAAGCCATTGCCAATCAAGAGCTTGAAGCGGACAACGCTTTTTCGGAATGGTCGGCGAATAACGCAGACAAACTCCATCGGGCTAATCGTATGGTAGCTGATTTTACCAATGACGATGAACACAAAAAGGCCGTACTTAATGCTCTGGATAATAATATTTCCTTTGCTGAATTATTATTTAACATATCTGCCAAATACAGTGAACATAAAAGTATCTCGGAAACAGAACCGGCCACCGGTATTACACCTGCCGATGCGCTGATTGAGGCCAAGAAGATTGAGAATACACCTGGTTTCTTATTGCCGGATGATAAAGGTCAGTTTTTGCAAAATGTAAACAAACCTGAATACGATAGACTTAAAGAAGAATGGGACAAATTCTATAGATTAGCAAATCCCGAAAAGCCTGGGTAGTTCTTCGGAATCCAGACGGTCGCCGTACCTAAACGACCGCCCATCAGGCGTAAAATGAAGGCATAGTCGTCTCCGTTGACGGTAGCTTTGTCGTACACCGTTAAATATGTTTTAAGGAGAATACTATGGCTGTCACAATCGACCAAGTAACAGCACAGAAGTTCGCTTCTGTTTTGTATCTACTCTCCCAGCAGCAAGGCTCGAAGTTTGCATCGAAAGTGCGCAACGAATCCGTTGAAAGCGCTGAGCTTGCATATTTCGATACCCTGGCGGAAGACGACGATACGGCGCAGAAGACGGGTCGGCATCAGGGGACTCCGATTTCCGAAGCCGAGTTCGGCAGGAGAAGGGTCGTACCCCGTCCCTGGACGAACAAAAAGGTTCTGGACAAGGAAGACCTTGACAGAATGCTGCCAGACCCACGTAACCCCGTAGCGATGAACCAGGTCAGGTCGCTCGGAAGGCAGAAAGATGACTTGATAATCGAAGCAGCTTTAGGTACAGCCTCTATCGGCAAGGCCGGTGGAAGTACAGTAGCTTTTAAAGACGAGGCAAGGTCAATCAACGGCGACGGTACGGTAACTACATTGGGCACACTTGCCTCGGTACAGTCCGTAGCCGACTTTGGACTTGACAAGATACTGACTATGATGCGACTGTTTAACGAAGAAGATGTTGACCCTGACATTCAAAAAATCTGGGCAATTACGCCGAAGGCGGTCGAGGATATATTGAATGTTACGGAAGTCGGCAGTATTGATTTCAATACTGTCAGGGCACTTCAACAAGGTGCTTTTACTTTCTATGGCGGGTTCAATTTCTTCTGGAGCAACCGTCTTCTCAAAGACGGTGTAACCTCAACTGCATTTCGTTCGTTTGCGTGGGCACAGGATGGTTTAATCCTGGCTTCCATTGGCGACATTTCCACTCGTATAGAAGAGGCTGAAAGGCTCGACTTTGCCTGGGTACTCTTCTCGAAGATGGATTTAGGCGCCGTCAGAATGGAAGGTGTAAAAGTCCACGAATGCCTCAATCAAGTAGCTTAGAAAGGAGCCTATTATGAATTTTCAATTTAACAAAGGGCCTCTTTTTGATGGGGCTCAACCGAGAGATTTCGCTCTTTCGGCACACGAATTTGGCGTGTATGGTCTCGATACCATTCAGAGATTTATGTTTGGTACGAGATACATCACCTGGGATGGAAAGGTTTACAAGTATTCCCTTGCTAATGGCGTACTTAATCCCAACCAGGGATGTGAACAGCTAAGACCGCAGGAAGTTTCTTTTGCTGCGATAGTGTCAGGTTCTTTGGGTGCTACCGACTTGATTTGCACCGTTGGCGCAAGTGATGGCGTTGCAGGCGATGGGGTCATACTTAAAGATGGTTTGGCTGGTGGAAATTTTGTCATTTTTGACAATTCAGCTAAATCTATCCGGCGTACTATCGTTGGTAATTCTGTAGTTGATGGCGCTAATCCAATGACAATATTTTTTGATGTCCCTATGGATGTTCTTTTGACTACATCTGACGTTATCGAGGCACATTCCAGTCCTTATCTCGATGTGACTCCTGGTGGAAGTTCAAACAGAACTATCATCGGTTTACCTACAAGGGTAACTGCGGATGGAGATTACACCTGGCTTCAAACGTGGGGTGTATGTTGGATTTCACCGCAAGCTGATGTTGGTACTGTTACTGCTGGTTCTGACCAACTTGTTTTCCGGCATGACGGTTCTGTCGAAACACATGACGCTGGTTCTGCAACTACAAAGCAAAGCCAACATGCTGGATTCGTAATGACTTGGGGCCAGGGCGACCCTGGTGGCCAAGGCGCACCGATGATGATGTTACAGATTTCGATTTAGTTATTTGGGAAGGGGTGGGCAACCGCCCTTTCTCTCTTTTTTAAGGAAACAAATAATGGCAGACAAAAAAGCAAATAAATTATCGGCAAAAAGGGAATGGATGAAGTTGGAGAATCCAAAAGAAATTGATGACTCAAAAGAGAAGAAGTAATGCAAGGGCAACTAATAAGTTTAGTTGAACCGTGCCGTAAGTGTGGGCATTTTCTGTGCATACCAAGAATAATAGACAACAGGCGGGTGCATGTGTGTAGAAAATGCGCCCGCATTTTTTACGATAATCTTCGATGGTATGAAAGATTAATGTTTTGGAAATATTAAAACGGGCGAAATCAGGCGGCGAAATAATTCATTGGAACGAAAGCGAAAGTAACGTCAAGGAAGAAGTTTTTCGCCGAAACGCAAAGGCAGGATACTGCAACCGAGATGGTAGTCCGGTGAGTTCAGGCAAAGGAGACCATTTTCGGCCAGTTAATAAAAAAAAGTATGACAAGAATTACGAAAAGATATTTGGAAAAAAATAAGGAGTAAATTATGGCTGGTTCAGTTTCTTCGAATTATTCTGCCCAAGGGGAAGTTTGGGAAACTATTTCTGTATTCACTTTTGCATCTGGAGATACGGCTGAAGTTAAAGAAAATTTACCTGTAATAAGAAAGAGTATGGGTATCTTGCAGAAGATTATCGTTAAATGCAGCGGCGCAAGCGGAGCGAGCGTAACTGCTACCGTAGCCATTGACGATAATTCTGACAACGAGATATTTTCAGTTGATTCTTTAGCTGAGTCAACAACCTTTAAGTACAACGTATCAGAACCAATAGCAGGTGTAATGGATATTGGCGTAACGCCAAGTACAGACCCATTAAGTGCATATACGGTAACAGTTTACTTACGAGGTATCTAATGTATGACGCGAAATATTTAGAACCCCGACCAAGAACGGGGGCGGATACCATTCTACACTTAAAACCCTGGGCGGGATTGACGTCTCCGGTGAAACTCTTTGATTATAGTCTTAACGGGCATATCGGAACCGTAACAGGAACGTCACCGTCATTCAAATATCCAGGAATTGATTTACCAGGTACAAATGAACACATTGTCGTTGCTGACCACGCTGATTTCACGCCAGCTCTTACCCCGCTTAGTATTAGAATTTGGGTTTATATGCACGATGCAACCAATTTCATCCTCGCAAGTAAGGGGCTTTACAATACAGATGGAGAATGGTTATTTGCTTTAAGTGGTTCTGATACATTATTTTTTAATGTGTACGATGAAAGCGTCGATAATTGTCGCATTGGAAGGCTTACATCTTCTACTTTAACCAGTTATGAAAATACTTGGGTACGTCTTGTTGTAACATATAATGGAGGTACTTTAAGCTCTGGTGTTAAACTGTATCTAAATGCTGCTCAGATTGATGATGGAAATTTTCAAACCAATGCTGGTTCTTTCGTCTCTGTCGAAAACCTCGACCACGACGTCTGGATAGGCCGTTCTAACACAGTTTACGCCAACGGCCTCATCGACGAGTTAATGATAGATAAAAAAGAATTATCTGCTACTGAGATCAGAAGTGATTACGAAGTAACTCGTTCAAGATACGGAGTATAAGTTATGGCTCTACCAACAGTAAAACTCGATGTATGTAATTTATCTTTAGACAGAATAGGTGAGAAGGCCATTACTTCCGCTCAGTTGACTGCCGATACCGACCCTCGGGCGCAGGCGTGTAATCGTCATTACGAGCAGAACAGAGACGCTTTGCAAAGGTCTCACTGGTGGCGGTTCGCAAGGGACAGGATAAACCTCGTCTCGGCCTGGGCAACGGGTACAGTTTATACTACCGACCAATATGTATCGAATAACGATGTTTTTTATAAGTGTCTTGTAGCTCATACTTCCGGCGATTTGGACGATGAGCCTGGAGTCGGCGCTGTTGCCGGTACTTTTTGGACTACACTCACGTCGGTTGACTATGTGCCTGATTCTGAATGGGACTTTGAATGGACATTACCTGCCGACTATTTGAGGTTCAGGTCTATCTTTGAAGAGACTGGCGTTACTTCAAAAAAGAGAAGGCACGCGCTCGAAGGGCAAAAACTTCTGACTAACCTTTCCGAAGTGAGTCTTTTGTATATCAAACAGATTACGGACGTTACGAAGTTCGACTCTTTGTATATTGAAGTTCTCGTCTTGCAGTTGGCCTTGAAATTGATTCCCGCGCGAGCCGGAGCGGGTAGTGCTTCTTTAGCTTTATCCGCCGAAATAAAGAATGAGCTAAAACCTCTAATGGCTCAAGTTCGAGCGATAGACAATAACGAAACGGATGTTGGCGGTAGAAGTGACTGGATTTTAGCCCGTTCTGGTGGTTTGGGGATAATGACTGGAGAGGAACGGTTCCTATAAAATGGATTTAAGAGAAAAAATCAGGTCAAAGATTCCAAAAGAGGATTTGGAATATAGTGGTTATTATCAAATTTGTGAGAGATGCCACAAAGAGACAATGCACTATGGTTCTGAATGTCTCTATCTATATTGTTCTGAATGTGGATTTGTAACCTCTGATGACTTGGATGAAAAAGTTGAACAGTTGGATTTAGAATAATGATTTCGGTTTTAATACCAGCACGAAATGAATTTCTTCTCGGTAGGACGATAGATTCAATTTTAGAATCCGCCGAAGGTGAGATAGAGGTCATTGCTATCTTAGATGGATATTGGCCTGAGCCTATAAAAGACGACCCAAGAGTAACCTTAATCCACCATACTAATCCGGTAGGTCAACGTGCCGCCGTAAACGAAGCGGCTCGGATAGCCAAAGGTAAGTACATTCTCAAAACCGATGCCCATTCGATGTTCGATAAGGGCTTCGATGTTAAACTCGCCGCCGACTGTGAGTACGACTGGACGGTCATACCGAGAATGTATAATCTTCACGCCTTCGATTGGGTCTGTGGCGAACATAGATTTTATCAAGATAAGGCCAATCCTGATAAAAACCATAGATGTTATCCCAAAAGATGTTCTGATGTGCCAAAATTTGAATTAGCATATATTTACAAAAAAGCAGAAGAAGAAAAGAGAAAAAAGGGAATAAAAGGATATGAAGAATATTTAAAAGAAAAACAAGTAAGAATAGAACAATTAGATTCACTAATTAAATTGAATTGTGAAAATCCTGTGAAAATGGAAGAGGTTTGGAAGCCACGTCTTCACAAGAAAACTGACTTTATGTATATGGACAGAGACCTCAAAGTCCAATACTGGTACAAGTACGCCAAGAGGAAAGAATCAAAGGGTGATATAGTCGATATTATGAACGGGGTCGGGGCTTGTTGGTTTCAACACAAAGAGAGATTTTTGGAGTTGGGCGGTCTTGACGAGAAACACGGAAGCTGGGGGCAAGTCGGAGTTGAAGTGGGATGTAAGGCGTGGTTGTCTGGCGGCAGGCACGTTACTAATAGAAAAACGTGGTTTGCCCATCTTTTCAGAACTACTGATATGTTTAGTTTTCCATACAAGAATCCAGGTAGTTCACAACAACAATCCGAAAAATATTCGAGGGATTTATGGCTGAATGATAAATGGCCTTTGGCGAAAAGACCTTTCAAGTGGCTGTTGGAGAAGTTTCAACCTATACCTACTTGGGAGTTGGTTAAGATAGAAAAGAAACCACTGTTGTCCGTTATCATTCCCGCCCGCAACGAAATATATCTCCAAAAGACCATTGATGATTGCCTTGATAAGCTGACTACTAATTTCGAGATTATTGTCGGACTTGACGGATACGAGCCGGAACTCAAGAAAGACCCGCGAGTTATCTTGTGTCATAGTGAACGTATCGGTATGCGCCCGATGATTAACAAAATGGTGAAAATGGCAAAAGGTAAATATCTAATGAGGTTAGACGCTCATTGCATAGTCGATAAAGGAATAGACACTGAGCTTATCAAATGCTGCGAACCTGGGAATACCGTCTTGGCTATGAGATATGAGTTAAAATCAAGTAACTGGACTCGAAGAGACCGAACTGATTGCCCGTATAGGTATCTATCTCATCACTCGATAGACCCCAAGGGATTGTCTTTAAGGGGTTTGGCTTGGCCTGAGTGGGCTAAACTCCATAAAGACGAGCAGATAGGCGAGACAATGACGATTTCCGGCTCTAACTGGCTTATGGAACGGGAGCAATTCCTCGGTTGGGGCGGAATGGATGAGAAACACGGCACTTTCGGGCAGGAAGGGGTGGAGATTTCTTGTATGACGTGGTTATCCGGTGGGAAGGTCTTAGTTAATAAGAATACCTGGTACGCTCACTGGAACAGGGGAAAGGCAAGTTACGCCCTCGGCGCTAATGAGAAGAGACGGTCTTATAAACGGTCAGTGGAATTGTGGATAGGCGATAAATGGCCTCACGCCAAAAGGAAGTTTCAATGGTTGATAGACCACTTCTCTCCGGTTCCTGGCTGGAGCGATATGACAGTAATTTATGTAACATCTAATAGAGAACAAGAATCTATGACAAATATTATACAGTCAGAATTGCTGAAATCTGTCAACGGCAACAAGATAATATCTGTTTCTCAGAAACCGATGGATTTCGGGGAGAATATTTGCATAGGTGATGTAGGTCGGTCGAGCCAAAATGTGTTAAGACAATTTTTAATCGGTGCGGAAAAAGCCACGACTAAATACGTGGCAATGGCACAGGCTGATTGTTTATACCCACCCAAGCATTTTACTTTTAGACCGACAAAGGATAAGGCTTATTATAATAGAAATATCTTGAGACTTGTTCCCAAAAAGCAATGTTACTTGAGAAAATCATCTTCGTCTCTTTGTTCGCTTATGGGCAATAGGCAATATCTGATTGAGCGGATAAATGAAATCTTAAAAGACAAACCAGAATGGTCTTCTAATCTTGAACACGGAGATAACAGGCCGAAAAATCTCAAGGATTTTGGTTATAGTGAATTTAAGACAAAGCGTTCAATAGTTAATGTTCATCACAATTCTGGTATGCACAAAGCAATGTCAACTACAGTTGATAGTCCAATAGACACTACTTTACGGTGGGGCAACGCTCACAAGTTAATAGAGAAGATGGGAATATGAAAAAAAATCCATATTTATTTGGATGTTACTTGAAGAGATTTCGCATAGACGAATTTTACGATAATTTTATAAAGCATTATCATCCTGAGAAAAGAAGTGAGGACAATCCGAGAGGAGCTTATGAATTTTATAAGACTTTTCCGCCTTTTGTACTAAGTGTTTTAGGCGGTGAGATATATACGGATGAAGAATTGGAAAGTTTGCCATACTTTGATTACCTTGTTAAGCATTTACATCCAGGCACCAGAGACCCCTTAACTCCCAAAGGTAAACGACACGCTATGGAGCAAATAAAAGGTGGAATTTCTCTTATAAACGACATAAAAAATAATGGGATGAATATCCCAATAGATGTATATAAAAATAACGGAGAGTTAATTATCAAAAAGGGCGATAGGAGAATCGTTATATTAAAACATTTGAAGTGCAAGTGGTTTGTTGGGCGTGTGTTTCGAAACTTTAAAAAATGCAAGAAGGCAATGAAAATCTTAGGTGGGCGAGATGTTGGATTTATAGGAAAAGTTGCGTTTGAGCAATTTACAAGAGACGGTTTCGCCTCTACTGATAAGTATTGGTGTCATGATTACATTCATTGTTACGATACCTGTCTTGTGAATCTTCGTAATAGGCGTATCAGAATATTGGAAATAGGAGTCAAGAGGGGTGCATCTTTATTGTTATGGAAAAAGGCATTTCCAAAAGCAAAAGTCTTTGGCGTGGACAAGGAAGACGTTTCCAATGCTAAAATATTAAGGAAAAACAAAGACTTGAAATTATTTGTTGGCGACCAGACTGATGTTAAATTTTTGAAGACAGTAATCAAGGAAGGCCCATTTGATTTAATTGTTGATGATGGTTCTCATATTCCACAGGATATTTTAATAAGTCTTGAAACTCTTTGGCCAAGTATGGCTTCGCAAGGCTGGTACGTTATAGAGGATGTGTGGTTTAAGGAAAAATATGTTGAAGAAAGACCTGTCCTTATGAATAGAGTGGCAAAAATGATAAATGATATGTGCTTACGGAATGACGTTTGCACGGTTGCGTTCTATCCTAACATTTGTTTCATACAGAAAAATGGCTGATGAGATTAAATTTGCGTTCGATAAAGGAGAAACTCTTTACGCCAGGGTATTTAATTCCACTGGTCAAGTATGGAATACTTCTGGTACGCCTGCCTTCGAGGACTGGGCGGATGGCAATGTAACTGATTATGATACTTCTTTAACGGATAAATCGAGCGGTCAGTATATTGGAAATTTCCCTGTAACGGCGGCTGGACGATTCAAGGTTAATATCTATGAACAGTCCGGTGGCTCTCCTGCCATAACCGATATTGTTGTGGGAACGGGAGAAATGCTATGGGATGGTTCCTCTGAGATATTCGGGGCTGACGAAGATGATGTGTCCAGTGCGCACGCTACAACAGACGCTTTGATAGTAAGTACGTTTACAAATGTTTTCAATATTTATGATGAAAGTTAATGCCAAATATTCCTTTATTATCGTTTAACGCTGGTGTTTTAAGCCCGCAAATTGACGCTCGCTCAGACGTTTTGAAATACGCAGCCGGTTGCCGGACTCTGAATAATATGATTCCCCGTATCTATGGTAGCGCCGAGCGGAGACCTGGCACACAGTTTATCGGTTCGGTCAAGAACGCTTCCGAGAAGAGCCGGTTGGTGGCCTTTCAATTCTCCGATACCATAGCTTATATTCTTGAATTGGGGCCGGAGTATATAAGAATGTTTTTTGATGGCGGAAGGGTAGTTGGGTCAGGGGAACCGACTAATTGGGCTGATGATACAGAATACATAGTAGGGCAGTTTGTAACTTACTCAAGGGTAATTTATAGATGTTTAGTTGCTCATACTTCGGATGCGACTGATGCCGAAGATGGAGACCACGAAAAGCCAATAATCAACTTCACAGATTGGGTAGTTGCCGACCTTACTGATGACAACTTACCAATAGCCGAAACTCCCACTCCGTATCAGGAAAGCGATTTGTTCGAGTTGCAATTTAGGCAAAGTG